TGGAGGGTTAAGGGAAATAAATTAGCTTTCTTTAGGATTAATTTTAAAAAGGGCTTCTAGTCTTTTACGGGATTCTTCTACTGTGGAGACATATCCCATTTCACTAGATACACCTACTTGTCCAAAAGGTTTATATTGTTCTGAAAGTATATCGTTATTTAAAAAATTATTATATATCTTAATAAGATGAGCGTCTTTGCTTTCGGTCATCGTTAAAACCCTATCAGGTTTAATCATAAAAATATCTTCATTAGAAAGCTCTATCCAAGGTCTTACTTTAACCATTTGATTTCCATTATGGTTAAATGTTTTTATTACTACAGGATTTTGCAATATAATAGTTGAATCTTCATAATTTTCATCAATAGAAATTAATGCGAAGATTTCTTCACCCGAAATTAATTTTATTATGGCGTGGAATTCTTCGTTCTCCATTTAGTTTTTTAGTGGAATGTTTACTATGTCATAATTAAAGTTTTCTTCATTATAAACTTTAATTCTTTCAATTAAATGATTAAGTGTGTAGTTTTTTCTTGATTTATAAGTGATGTCATCGGCAATATCATATAACGTTGCTTTTGATTTATTATCACCCTTTCTTAGGACTCTTCCAATTGATTGGAGATTTCTAATTCTAGACTTAGACGGAGAAGCAAAAATGACGTTATGAAGGTTTTTAATATTAATACCTGTGGAGAATGTTCCATAAGATGCAATAATTATAGCGTCAGATTCTCTTTCGGTAATGTCTCTTACCTTCTCTCTGCTTTCGGTATCAACACCACCATGTACAAAAAATACACGACGATTTAGAATAGTATTACTATTATTTATTAAATTGTATAACGGTTCTCCATGTCCTTCTACTCGTGCAAATAGAATTAGTGTATTACCTTTTAAATCTAAAGCAAGATTTTTAATAAAATTATTTCTACGATCATGAGTAATAATATATTGAACTTCATCTTCAAAGACTTCAAATTTTTGTGGTGGGTGTTTCAATAGCAATACATTAATATCCAATGTAGCAACATGACCTTTCTTCATTAATTCATCGGTTCTTGTTACTTTATATGCAGGTCCAAATAACCCCTCTAACACCCACTTATGGGTTTGTGTTCCATCTAAAGTTCCTGTAAAACCATATCTATACTTAGCATTTGCTAATTTAGTCATTATAGATACTAATGATTTTGATTTAAATTGATGAGCTTCGTCTCCAATAACTACTGAAAATCTCTCAAAATATTTTCTAGGAAGTTTGTAAATTGATTGCCATGTAGTAATAATAACCTGAGAATCTGTGTCTCTTTCTCTTCCTGCATAAATTTTATGGCAAAATGAACCCACGTCCCAACCATAATCTGCAAAATCTTTATACATTTGTTCTACGAGGGAAGTCGTGGGAACAACAATCAGAATACTTTTCTTTCTTTCAACAAAATATCTCACAATCGCATATATCATCAGCGACTTTCCTGAAGCAGTTGGAGATATCAATAACTTTCTATTATGTCGTAAGGCATCATATACTCCATCAACCTGGTATGATCTGGGTTGATGTCGACAAATAGCATTCATATAGTCTTTAACACCCTCTTTTGATATACCTTCATTAACTTCAAAAGGTAAACCAAAATATTTGTTTTCTATAAAATTATACTTATATTCGTGATCCTTACAAAATTGTATTACTTTATCTAATAACCCAATATATATTTCTCCTTTTTGTGGGTTAAATAATCTAATTTTTCCATCCCAGTATTTTTTCTGGTACTGTGGCATAAACTTAGCACCAGGTACATCAAATGTAAACTGGTCTGCTAACTCATAATATACATGAGGTTCTGCCTTAATTTCTAAAAAGACCTCATTCTTTTTTAATATAGTCAAATGAGACATGATCCATAGGTAATTACCTATGGATATTTAGTAGGTTATTTTAAACTTCTATTCTGAAATTATTTGGTTGAACCATGATTCGGTCATACCATTAATAATACTATCAGCTCCATCCTTATCTTCTGTGTAACCTTCCTTAATAAGATGATCCACAACTTTCTGATAATTCTCGTGGATGTGCTTTGTTTCTCTTGGAGTCGGCTTCATTTTAAAAACTAGTTCTATAGTTGTATTTATAAATTACATACCTGCTTGAAACTTATTCCACTCAATTGCATTTTTAATCTGATATGTTCTATTAGAAACATTTTTAATAATTTCTTCTAAAAACTTTAATGTTGTATCATAATATCTTATCTTAAGATCTATCTTCATCATTTTTTCATCTGCTTCCATATGTCTTTGAATAGCATCCTTTTCCCTAACCTTATATGGAAATGGTTCTTCTGCATATACTTCTGCTGGTGCTTTACCAGTATAGTAATTATGTCTTTCTAGTCTAACTTTATTATATTGTTCTCTTGCTTTTTCACGCAATAAAGTAATGGTATTATAAAGGGTATAATACTTTGAGTGTAATTGTGGTATTTTTAACGACTCATCATGTAGATTATCAGGGTCAATGAAAGAATCTTTCTCCCACATCTCCTGAATTTTTTCAAGATTCATAAGCGAGTTCTACCGTCCTTGCCTGTTATATAATATACAGTATACTTAAATGTTGCTTCTGCTGTAAAATATTGTATATCATCCACACTAGCATCAAAATCCAATGAAGTCAATGATACTGGAAATAAATCTTTAAAATGTACTATTGCTTGTGTTCTATAATTACTATTCTGTATTGTTAAAGCACCATCACTAAATTGTCTATTAGAATCTTCTTTTGATTCTCCTGCAGGTTTAACTAGATCACGAAAGTCTTGAGATGATTCTGGAAATCCTAATTCAGTCAACCAATTATGGATAGCCATATAATTTTCCATATTCTCATCAACA